GCGTATGCGTTTACTTTAAATAAACGGTCGGACATACCATTTACTACAATGTCTACAAATTTAGGAAGTATAGGAACAGGTGTCCAATCTAAATTTAAATAAGACAAATCACCATCTACAGCTAATTCGTTTTTATATTTTTGAATAGACTGCTCACCTCTGGCATATAACCGCAATCGATTATACTCGCCCCATTGGTTATAAAATCTACATCTATTACTATCTTTACGAAACCACTCGTATTGAATGGCTTGACCTATTTGAAGTCCGTATTCATCAGTGGCTTTTTCCGCATCGGAAACAAATTGACTAGGAAACCCCTGAGAATTTATATTTATTTTTACCTCTTTCATTTATATAATTCGCTTATTCTTCCCTTATTGTTATACCTTGCAAAGTTAACACTTATTTTTGATTGTTTTTTTACAGGTATATATAAATGACGCTGATTAGCCATAATAGCTAAGCCTGAACTAATAGTAGCATCAAATTTTGTTCTGTTACCTACATCAAATTTAGCCCAATCCTCTAAAGTTCTAGTAAAAATCATGGAGCCCATTAAGTCTGCTTCCCTATATGTTTCTGTTAAATCTAAACCTACGTGTTTTTCAATATACGATTCTATTGCTGCGGCATGAGCTTGTTTAATATCCTCGGAAGAATTAGGTATACCTCCGATTTCTTTTTCGGTTTTAGATAATTTAGTATAATGTTTGTCTGGACGATTCATAGAAAACCCTCTGTATCCCCGATTCTTTAAGTGATATAATAATCGAGGCTTGTTGTTCTCTATTAGAATAGGCATTCCATAAAACACACATGCCATTAAAACTTCTTCAAAAAATATTTCTGCTGTCTGAGGTCTAGCCACATATTCTAAAAAAAACTCATTAGAAGGAGCATCCTCCATATTAAATTTAGTTACTCCATGTAAAGCCCCATTTGATCCTCCTCCTCCTACTGTCCCGGATATATCATAAGAATCACAACCAAACGACCCTAGATGTTCATTGCCGGGGAACTTAACACCTCTTTTGTCTATTACATTATTTTGCAAAGACTTTACAGGAGTCCATGAAATTAAAAATCTTCCCCGTGAATCAGGACGCCATACAACTTCTGAATCCTTAATTCCATTTTTCCAACTAAAACTTCCTCTAGTAACATGCTGCTCTTTAATTAAGGAATCATTATAATCAATTTGCTGATATATCTTAGTTAAATTAAATAAAGAAGATTTACTCTCATCTCTAAAGGCATGCGATTCTGTTCTAGGAAACTGACGATAAAATTCATTTAAAGCATCTGCGTCATTTTTTAAAGACTCAACTTCTGCTTTCCAATAATCTATTGCTCCGTTATAAATCATTTCTCCATCTACACCCTCTATGGATTTAGGTGGAGTATCAAATACAGGCTGACCATAACGATCAATAAATCCCTCCATGTTCCACTCCATTGGTATAAATAAAGAATAAAGACCGCTTTTAGTTTGACCATTTTGATTTCTTTTAAGAACATTAGAGTCTTCAAATAATTTTTTAAAATTACCTCCTCCCTTAGATAAAGCATTAGAAGTAGAACCCATTAAACATTTACCAATAATTTTACTACCCAATCTTAAACAGGTTTTAGTAACCCTCCAATTGTTTAAAATATTATTCGGCTTAATCCATTTACCACTTTCATCATGCACTAACAATAGTAATTTTTCTCCATCATAAGAGTTGTCGTCAGTATTTTTCCAATCAATAGTGGTGTCAAGACCATAGAGTTCTTCATTAGCTAAGTCATACATATTTTTTTTAGTAATCTTAGAGGCAGGAACTCTAAAGGCCAATTCCGTTTTAGGTTTATCCATACCATCTTGAATGGGTTTAAAAAAGAAAGGAAGTCGCGTAGATATGGGAACGACTTTGTCGGTAAACATTTTTTTAGCATCTGATCCGGTTTTAGATAATATACCCACCCTAGAGTCTTTGGCTAGTGTTCCCACATTTACACATTCAGAAGAGCCCATATAAGAAAATCCTGAACGTCTTATTTTTAAATAAGTCATGCCAAAGCATCTTTTGTCAGCCTTACAAGCTTCCCAAAATAAAAAGAAAACTCTATTTGCTTCTCTATAATCTGGATACCCTACATCAATATTAGTCCACTGTAAATACATATAGTGAGATCCTGTAATATAGGTAGGCGCGCCATTGTTCATAAACCAATAACCATATTCTCTTTTATCAAACTCTCCCTCAATATAGTCTACCCAAGTATTTTTAAATTCTTTATGCATATCATTCCATTGAAATATAGAATGTATTTTAGATAAAGATTTAGGCAATTCTTCTCGCTCCCAATATTGTTGATCTTTTTTAATACTCCTAGAAAAACACTCCTTAGGTTTTAACGGCAGACCAATAATTAAACCTGAAATATTAATAACTTCTCCAACCTTACCTGTTTTAGATATATTAATAAAATCATATTTCTCATTATATCCATACACCCAAGAACTAGCTCTGTTTTTATTAGACAAAACTCTGGAGGGGATATAGTCTTTTAAAACCCTATATAGCTTATTTTGATCTTCTTTCTGCAAATCCTTGTTTAGTATCTAGTTTAACATTTCCTTTAATAGCATTCAAACTTTCTTCCTCATTATCAATGCGATTTAAAATCTCAAAAGCATCAAAGATGGCAAGTTTTTTTGTGGCTGCTGCATTTTTTAATCGGTCTGCAGCTAACTCATCTTCAGGGTCAGGTTTTATTATTTCTTCTTTAGCAACCTTAATCAATTGCCTTACCGCCTTCCTCCCGGCTTCGATTATTTGTGTTTTTAATTCTTTTGAATCCATCTCTTTTACGATTATATTTCTTTTTATTTTTATGAATCTGTGGTCTAGTATGTTTCCATACCTCTTTTATGTTTTGTTTTTTCCACTCAAAACTCATTAATCCACATGACTATAAAACATTACAAAAACTTGTCTTCCTCCTTTCCATGCCTTATTGGGATATTTGCTATGAAAGTAAGCAGAAGGATAAGATACTAGTCTATTTTCCGTGTAGCCCACCACTGTATTAAGTTTCCATTTTTCAATTTGCTCAGCATCCACTCTAATCATTTTGTCATATTCCTCATTGGTTGTGTCTTTGGGAAGTTTTCTTCCATATTTTTCATGCTCCCATAATGCTGTTCCATGTAACTCATTTAATTCAGATGGAGACAAATAAAGCACAATAGCTCTGTCGGGATTTTCTCCATTAATATTTAAGTCAGAATGTATGCGCCAAGTATTATCAAGTTCGTCTGTGGCTACTCTAAAAAAACTTAAAATATTTTTTATAGGTTTCCCTTCCATCATGGACAGTCTTAAGGCTACATACTCATTAAACTCTTCGTAAGAAGGTTGAATATAAAATTCTTTTTCTCCTTTAACTACAGTTTGAAATTTATTTTTATTTAAATATGCTTTTATACCTTGGAATAAATCATTAGGCAAAAAGTCGTCTAAAATATAAATCATAACTTAAGGGTTATTTGGTGGTCAAAAACTCTATACAACAACTCTCCATCCACATAAAACTCATACTCCATGTCTGGAGTAAAACTAACTTTGTCTTCTTTATTAACCCCTTGAGATATAAGATACTCATTAGGATATTTCATAATTCCCATTAACGGCTCATACTCACACATTTTATCAATAGCTAGATTGTTTAAAACTTTTATAGGTTTAACAAAACAATAACGATCGTAAGGTTTCCACTTCCCATCTTGTTTATACAAAAAAAACTGCTCGTTATCTATTAAAAATATGTCATCCTTAAAAAAACTTTTACCGCTTTTTTGCCTACCATACATGTCATTATAAAACTTAAAAACATTATGGTGAACCAATAAGGTGTCTCCCTTTTTAATAGGGCCTTTATATTGTAAGGGCGTTTCTATAACAATAGCTTCACGGCTTGAGAATTTGTGATCTTCTTGGGAAGAGCTAACCACAAAATCTACTCCACCTATTTCTCTAGTGTTATTGTAGCGCTTATTAAACGCAGATTTTACTATAAATTGATCGGGTGATTTCATTCAAAAAAGATATTGTATTCAATAGAAATAGGCATAGCGTCAGTAAATTCTTTCCATAAATATACTTCATTGTCCTTTTGAATCCAAATCTTTATTGCACCGTTGTCATTT